CGTAATCGTACGGCTTCAGACCCCGAAAAAGTGCGACAACTTGAGATTGATGTCGATGACTTGGACAAGTACAGTAAGGATGCCAAGGACAAAATCATCAAGATGAAGCGTGTTTGGAACGACGAGCGCCGGGCAAAAGAAGTTGCCATGCGTGAACAGCAAGCAGCTATTGAAGCTGCCCGATACCTGATGGCTGATAACCAGCGTATGAAGGATATGCTGAAAAAGGGTGCTAAGGACTACAAGGAAGCGATTGGTGATGCCGCCAAGATGAAGTATAAAGCTGCCAAGAAAGCCTATAAAGCTGCCCACGAAGCCGGTGATACTGAAGCTCTGCTGGCTGCTCAGGAAAACATGTTGAAGGCACAACGTCAACTTGATGAAGCAAAAAGTTTCAAATTGCCTTTACAAGATAAAGATGTTGGTGTACAACGTACTCAACAGATCCAACAAGTACCCCAACCCGATGCTCGGGTAATGAGATGGCAACAGGAAAACCCTTGGTTTGGACAAGACCAAGAAATGACTGCAGCAGCTCTGGGACTCCACGAGAAGATGCGCGGAGAGGGTGTACATATCGGATCGGAAGAATACTACGCTCGGTTAGACAGCACCATGCGTAAACGCTTTGGGGAAAACTTCAGCGATGCTGAATCCCAAAATCAAACGGCCCAGCCCTCAGCAGACAAGCCTAGAGCCCGGCCCGCAACGAATGTAGCTCCGGCTACTCGGACGACGGCGCCGAAAAAAGTACGGCTTTCCCAATCGCAAGTTGCGATCTCCAAAAAGCTTGGCTTAACCCCGGAACAATATGTTCGTGAACTTTTGAAAATGGAGGCCTAACAAATGGCTACTAATAGAATCGCCCGTGAAGTTGATAACCGTGAATTTTCAGAGCGCCCCAAACAGTGGCGCCCCCCGGAACTTCTCCCCGAGCCGGACAAGCAGGCTGGTTTCGCTTATCGCTGGATTCGTGTCTCAATGCTGAACAACGCAGACCCCCGCAACATCTCGACCAAACTGAGAGAAGGCTGGGAGCCCGTTACGATTGAGGAACAACCTAAATTCAAACTGTTAGCTGATCCCAATAGTCGTTATCAGGACAACATTGAGATTGGCGGTTTGCTGCTCTGCAAAATCCCCGAAGAGTTTGTGCGTGCTCGCATGGAATATGAAGCGAACCAAACACAGGCCCAAGCGGAAGCTGTAGACAACAATCTTATGCGCCAGAGCGACTCTCGTATGCCGATCTTTATGGAACGGAAATCGACTGTTACTTTTGGCAATGGAAATCAATCTTAAGGAGACTTAAATGGCTTACCCTATCGTACCCGCAACGTACGGATTTAAGCCGGTGAACTTGATTGGTGGTCAGGTATTTGCTGGTTCTACCCGCCAGCTGCCTATCCAGTACGGCTATGCTACCAACATTTTCTACGGCGACGTAGTTGCAACAACTCGTGGTTTCACCGTTCGTACCCCCGTGACTACTGGTGCTTCTGCCACTACTGGCGGCGCTGGCTATGGTCAAGTTGGTATTTTCTTGGGATGCAGCTACACCGATCCCACAACCAAGCAAAAGCGTTTCAGCCAATTCTGGCCCGCTAACACCTTGGCTGGCGATGCAATGGCCGTCGTAACTGATGACCCCGACACCGTCTTCAAGGCTGTTTCCGTGCAAACGACTGGTACTTCCAGCCCCGTTGGCTCCGTAGCTACCGCTATGATTGGTCAAAACGTACAGGCCTCTGATCTGGCCGGTAACCTGAATACTGGTGATTCTTCCAACGGCATTTTGATTGCCTCTGGAACCGTTGCCTCTACTTCTACGTTCCCGTTCCGTATCGTGGACATCGTGCGCGATACCGCCATTCCTCTGGGTACTGCTACGTACACCTCTGGCACCACCACCCTGACTATTAGTGCTGCTCCTGCTGCCCTGCCTATCGGTACGGAAGTTGGGTTCTTGGCTTCTAACGGTCAGTACATTGGTACCGGTTCGTACGTTGCTACTGCTGCCGCTGCTGGCGCTACCTCCGTGGTTCTCAATGCTCAGTACGGCACTGTGAATACCGGCGGAACCGCTTCTACCGCTGCAACCATCCCCGCAGGCGCCACTCTGGTGTTTACTCAGTACCCCGAAGTTCTGGTTAAGTTTAACCAAGGTGTACACGAGTACTACAACAGCACCGCCTCTCAGACCGCTTAATAAGGAGCTCTTAAATGGCTATTTCACGTTCGCAGTTACTTAAAGAGCTCTTGCCCGGTCTGAACGCCCTGTTCGGTCTGGAGTACGCTCGCTACGGTGAAGAACACAAGGAGATCTACGAAACTGAGACCTCCGAGCGTTCCTTCGAAGAAGAAACCAAACTGTCCGGTTTCAGCGCCGCCCCCGTTAAGTCGGAAGGTGCTGCCATTGCTTATGACAATGCGCAAGAAGCATGGACTGCTCGTTACAACCACGAAACCATCGCTCTGGGCTTTAGCCTGACCGAAGAAGCTATTGAAGATAACCTCTACGATAGTCTGTCGGCCCGCTATACCAAGGGTCTGGCTCGTGCTATGGCCTACACCAAGCAAGTTAAGGCTGCTGCTGTACTGAACAACGGGTTTAATGCTCAAGTTACCTATGGTGACGGCCAGCCCCTGTTCTCTACTGCACACCCCTTGGTGAACGGTGGTACCAACGCCAACACCCCGTCGACCCCTGCCGACCTGAACGAAACCGCACTTGAAAATGCTGTTATTCAGATCGCTGCTTGGACTGACGAACGTGGTCTGTTGATCGCTGCCCGACCCAAGAAGTTGGTTGTGCCTCCCGCACTGCAATTTGTGGCAACTCGTTTGCTGGAAACTGAACTGCGCGTTGGTACCAACAACAACGACATCAATGCCATCAAGAACAACGGCTCGATTCCTGAAGGGTATACCATCAACCACTTCTTGACCGCGACCAATGCTTGGTTCTTGACCACTGATGTGCCTAATGGTCTGAAGCACTTCGTTCGTATCCCGCTGCAGAACAGCATGGACGGCGACTTCGATACCGGTAACGTACGTTACAAGTCTCGTGAGCGTTATTCCTTCGGTGTTTCTGATCCGCTGGGTATCTACGGTTCTTACTAAACCGGGAAGGGGGGATAAAACCCCCCTTTTTTATTGCATTATTAGTTTATTTGCTATATATTTGATTCATCTGGGTGATTAACTGTACCGCCACTGCCCCAGCAGACGATGCAACGATTGGTACAGTATCTTTTGCATAAGGAGTCCAACATGGGACGTAGTACATTTGATGGCCCGATTCTCTCGGGCGACCAGCGGTTCGGCCCCCAGCGCGATCTGGGTTTTACTGACTTAGTGCAAAGCACTTTGATGGATTTTTCGCAGACTAACCCTGCTACTTTTAACGATTATTCCGGTAGTTCTGGCACGTTCGTAACCTCTAGCAAAGGCCCCCAGAACACCCCCGCCACCATTTGGGTACCCCAATATGGCACCTACAGCCAAAGCGGCCCCGTGGTTTGCACTTCCTCGACCACTCCCCCCTCCCCCTACGTGGACGGCACGACTGCCAACACCATTTATCGGGGTGTAGTGTTCTTGATCCCTTTCTACAGCAACATTACCGATATCATTGTTGATGTGGGTGCTATGCCTGTAGACAGCGCCTCGCATACGGCTACTTCCATCCAGCCTTACGTGTCTAATGCCTTTGTATCTTCTTCGATCAGCAACAGCACCCCCGGCCTGTATGGTACTTCCGCCGCGATTACCGGTATTGGCCGCACTAACATTACTTACGCTGGTGCCCCCAACAGTACCTATTACCCCGGCACTACTAGTTCGCAGTTAGGTAATACTATTGGTACCTTCCAAGACGTGCAGAACATCCAGCCCGGTCAGCAACCCACTTGGTTTAGTCAGGTTGTTGTGACCTTCGCAATTTCTGCCACGACTTTTGTGGGTCCCACTACTTCTGGGCTGATTAACACCACGATTCGTTATCAGCAACCTGATATCCCGATGGGTAATGGCAATCCGCAGTACTACCCCTACGGCAATCCTGACTAATAATCGACTAGGGGGGTGGTAACCCCACCCCTTTTTACAACTCAGGAGATTATTATGGTGACGAAATTCACGGGCGCTAAGCCAAGTTCGGTTACTCAGCGGGGTAGAACAGAGCCTTTTGAGGTTCAGATTTCCCGCCAAGACATTGCCTTCCACAACCAATTCGAGATCTTTGGGTTTACCAACGCACTCGGATCTACCGCTGCTGGCCCTGTGTGGGAAGGAACCACAAGTGCTGGTGGGCTTTATGTACCCCCATCTAGCGCAGTGCAGATGACCCTTGTGTCGTCCAGTGCTAATGATGCTGCTGCTGGTACCGGTGCCCAACAAGTTCAGATTAACGGCTTGGACTCCAACTACAACATGCTGTCCGAAGTTCTGGCCCTGAACGGTACTACTGCTGTGACTTCGGTTAACAGCTATCTGCGGATCAACCAGATATCGGTTACGGCTTCAGGTAGTGGCGCAACCAACGCGGGAACGATTACTTGTAAGAACAGCACCTCGCTCTACGCCCAGATCAATCCGGGCATTGGGCAAACCCAGATGGCTATTTACACAGTCCCCAACAACTTCATTCTGTTGGTATCTAGTGTGTCGGCCCAAACGAATATCCACTATACCTCGACTGTTGATTACACCTATTCTGAGTACAACAAGCAGAATTTGCAGGCTACAATCAATATGAATGGGTATCAGACGTCGTTTGCCCCCGGAACGTACACCGTTACCTCGCAGTCGGCTACCAACGCACAGTTGAACATTAACTACCAAACTCCTTCGGTGCGCCCCGCAGGTACGGATATTCAGCTGTTGATGCTTGCCGCCTCTGGTACTGGAAACAATGCCAGTGTGTGTATGTCAGGGTATTTGATCCAGACCGTGGGTTCGTAAGGTGCAAAAGATGAGTACTATCGACCCGATTGAAACCGCTAGAGAGCTAGCCACCCATGCGAATGACATCGCACATTTGCAGGAAGATATGGACAAAATAGTCAAAGAGATGGCCGAAGTACGAAAAGCCCTTTCTGATATTCAGACTACGCTGTCTGAGGCCAAGGGTGGCTGGCGTACACTTATGCTTCTGGGTGGTAGTGCTGGGGCTCTCGGGGCTATCAGCTCTCATCTGCTGCATCTGTTGTGGAGTAAATAATGCCCAGCTCATCCAAGAAACAGCATAACTTGATGGCCGCTGTAGCCCATAACCCTGCCTTTGCTAAGAAGGTGGGGATTCCTACTTCCGTGGGTAAGGACTTTGCAGCTGCTGACAAGGGTAAGCGGTTTGGTATGGGTGGCTCCCCCAAGATAACTCGGGGTGGTGAGGGTATGATTAACAAGCAGGAAACCCGCCGTGGCAGCACGTTGGGCTATCAAAAAGGTGTCCCCGATATCAATTTAGACAAGTTCGAGGGGATGAAGAAGGGTGGTTTAACTGTTAAAGGAGCCAACATGGCTAAGGTTAAGAAGATGGCAAAGGGTGGCGATGTGGGTATCGAGGCTGGTGAAAAGGCCACCAAATTCGGCGAACACGCTGTTCAACAACGCGGTAAAACCCGTGGCAAACAAATTGTCATGTCTGGCGGTAAGGGCATGAAGAAAGGCGGGAAGTGCTAATATGGGAACCACTGTGGTTGTTGCTTCCAAACGGGTGCCCAAAAGCGACGCTGACGTAGACCCCCAGAAATGGGCGGCAGACCGAGATCGTGAAGAGGCTGCCCAAGACAAGCTGGAACTTCCCTCAGCTTCGGATGTTAAGGATGCGGCAAAGAGCGTGGGTAGTGCTGTAGGCAATGCAGTGAAGGCTGTTGGTCGATATGCCAAGCCCTCGGATAACCCCGATGCCCAACCCGGCATGAAGAAAGGCGGCAAGGTCATGAAGAAAGGTGGTAAGGTTAAGTCGTCTGCATCTAAACGTGCCGACGGTATTGCAGTTAAAGGCCACACCCGTGGCAAATATCTCTAAGGAGCAGAACATGAAACATAACGTCGAACACGTCGAACACTTCTACGGTAAAGGCCACGGCTACCAACACGAGCAGAAGAAGGTAAAAGCTGCTTTCGGTACCCCCGGCCACAAGATGAATCACGAGTACACCAAAGAGATCGGTCACCCCGCCTCTGAAGACCACGGTGATGTAATGTGGCCCACTGACGGTAAGTAATGATGAGAGCTAGTCGCGGTATGGGGGCCATAGCCCCCGACAAGATGCCCGGCAAGAAAGTCATTAAGCGGAAAGACAAACCGCAAGATGTAGAGGTCTTTGCCAAAGGTGGCAAAGCTAAAGCTGTGAAACGTAAAAGGAGATAACTATGAATATCGAACTGGATATCGTGCGCTCTATCGTTGTAGCCCTGCGCACCCTGAATTTTCAACCCCACTTCCTGATTGAATTGGAGGCCCGGTTGGAGTCTGAAACCCCCGCTGAACCCGCTGCTCCGGCCCCTGAAGTCGCCCCCGTTGCCGCTGCCCCCGAAGCCGAACCCGCCCCGGTGGTAGAACCTGTTGCTGAAGTGGCACCTGAAGTGGCACCTGAAGTGGCACCCGAAACCCCTGCTGAGCCTGCCTAATGAGTACTACCGGAACGACGCTGTTTAACGTAAATATGAGCGACCTCATAGAAGAGGCGTTTGAGCGTTGCGGTATGCAGTCACGTTCTGGTTATGACTTCCGCACTGCCCGGCGTAGCGTTAATATGCTCACCATTGAGTGGGCTAATCGGGGTATCAACCTGTGGACTCTTGAGCAGGGTCAGATCCCCATTAACATTAATGCCGGGCAGATCAGCTACCCCATCCCTCTGGATACCATTGACCTCTATGACCACGTTATTCGGCAAGGTACGGGCCAGAATCAGATTGACATTAACATCAGCCGTATCTCGGCGGATACATACTTGACCATCCCTACCAAGAACGCCATCGGTAGACCTATTCAGGTGTGGGTTGATCGTCAGTCAGGCAATGTGGATAGTACGGCTAACACCACGCTGGCTGCAGCTGCTGGTGCTACGGATACGACTTTGACGGTGGTGAGCACTGCCAACCTGCGCACGCAGGGGTACATCAATATCGACAATGAAACGATCCTGTACCAAAATATTTCGGGCAATCAGCTGTTAAATTGTTACCGTGGGATGAACAACACCACTGCGGCTACCCATACTCTGGGGGCTAGCGTGTATGTAAACTACCTGCCGAACATTAACATCTGGCCCACGGGCACGCCCGGGACGCAGTACACCTTTGTTTATTACCGCATGCGCCGCGTTCAGGACGCTGGTAATGGTGTCAACACCGAGGATATTCCGTTCCGCTTTATCCCTGCCATGGCTGCGGGGCTGGCGTTCTACCTGTCTATGAAGCTGCTGGATGTGAACCCTGCGCGAATCCCCATGCTCAAGTCCGAGTACGAGGAGCAGTTCAAGTTTGCCTCGGAAGAAGATCGTGAAAAGGCGTCTTGGCGTATGGTGCCTCGCAACATGAACTACTACAGATAAGAGGGCGTAATGGCTAGCAAGTTCTCTTCTGGTAAGCACAGCATTGCGGAATGTGACCGCTGTGGACAACGGTATAAGCTACACCAGTTAAAGACCCAGACGCTTAAGACCAAACCCTATAAGGTTAAGGTCTGTTCCACCTGTTGGGATCCAGACCACCCACAGTTGCAGATTGGGATGTATCCAGTTAATGACCCCCAAGCGGTGCGGGATCCTCGGCCTGATGTGAGCTATTACTCCTCTGGGGCATCTGGGTTGTTCACAAGCCCCACGGCCAGCAACAATGTCAACAATGCCGGATACCCAAGTGATGGTAGTCGGGAGTTTCAATGGGGGTGGAACCCAGTTGGTGGGGCCGCCTCTTTTAGTCGGAATGTCACGCCTAATAGCTTGATTCCAGTCGTAACAATAGGTACAGTAACGGTAGTTACATCTTAGGAGCTTATCATGTCATACACCAAAGCCGGGGATGGTCGGGTTGTTCAACGTGGCAAAACCAACGTTGAAGTGTTTCCCGATGACGGCCCCAAGGTAATTCAGGGTAGCAAGGGTGACAACACGCCTAAAGCTACTGGCAAGAAGAAAGGTGGCCCTAACGGCCAAGACATGCGCAAAGTAGGCCGTAATCTGGCCCGCGCAAACAACCAGAAGGGGTAATCATGGCTAAAACCGTAACCAGACTGCGTCCCGGTAAAGAAACCCGCCAAGATGTTATGCAGATTCCTGCAAAGGATGCCCGCATTGCTGACTTCATCCCCAACGGCGTAAGCTACGCTGAAGATGGTATGGATCGCTATGGTGCCATGGAAACTCGTGGTAACGGCGCTGCTACCAAAGGTCGTAAAGCTCGTGGCCCTATGGCCTAAGGTGTCGTCATGGCAATGACGTATGAGACGCTCTACAACACCATCCAAGCGTATGCTGAAAATACGGAACAGCTCTTTGTAGCCAATATTGCTGTTTTCGTACAAGAGGCTGAGGATCGGATCTACAACGCGGTGCAGTTACCTGCCCTGCGTAAGAACGTGACGGGTACGGCTACGGCCAATAACCCGTACTTGTCGTTGCCGATTGACTTCCTTTCTTCGTTTTCCATCGCTGTTGTGGACTCCTCGGGTAACTACAACTACCTGCTGAATAAGGACGTCAACTTCATTCGTGAAGCCTACCCCAACCCCACCACTACGGGTATCCCGCAGCACTATTCCTTGTTTGGCCCGCAGTCCAACAATATCAATGAACTGACCTATTTGTTTGGGCCTACGCCAGACCAGAACTACACTATTGAGCTTCATTACTTCTACTACCCACCCACCATCGTGCAGGGGCAGATTACTACCTTAGCGATCTCCAATGCGGGTACCGGGTACGTCAACGGCCTGTACCAAAATGTGGCCCTTACTGGAGGCTCTGGAGCCAATGCTGTAGCGGATATTATGGTGGCTGGCGGGGTTATTACCTCTGTCACCCTGACCTTTGGTGGAAACTTCTATACCCCCGGAGATGTGCTGTCTTGTGCTTCTCTCGGTGGTTTGGGCACCGGCTTGGCTATTACTGTCTCACAAATTTCCAACGCTACCGGCACCAGCTGGTTGGGTGAGAACTATGACCCCGTTCTGTTCTATGGCGCCATGCGCGAAGCCATGTTGTTCATGAAAGGCGAGCAAGACTTGGTGGGCTATTACGAAGCCAAATACCAAGAAGCCATGCAACAACTCAACCGTCTGGGTACCGGACTGGAACGTGGTGACGCCTACCGCGACGGTCAAGCTAAGATTAAGGTGGCTCAATAATGGCTATTGCACAGACCGCAACTACGACCTTCATGCAGAACCTCCTGAATGGGAACGAGAACTTTACTACCGGGACGTACTACATTGCGCTATATACGGGCAACGCTAACCTGAACAACACTACTACGGCCTATACCAGTTCCAATGAGGTTGTAGGCCCGGGCTATACGGCTGGGGGCCAGCCACTTACCATTACGGTAACCCCCACGGTGGATAACACCAGCAATCTGGTGTATATATCCTTCGCCAACGCGATCTGGACTTCGGCATCATTTACCGCCCGGGGCGCTCTGGTATATAACTACGCCACGAAGGCAGCGTGCTTTACTTTGAACTTTGGCTCAGACAAAACTTGTGGTAATACGTTTACCGTGCAGTTCCCCGTTGCTACAAGTTCGTCGGCAATCTTAACCCTTGGCAGCTACACTAGCGCCACTATTGTTAGCTCTGGAGATTAAAATGATTAAAGAACAGGGAAGCTACGGTGATAATGCTGCGGTTTCGTTTGGCGCGAGCACTGCCGAATCTGCCCCCATGGGGGTTGAAGGTTGGTACCACGTTGAATGTCGTGACGCTGCAGGTAACCTGAAGTGGACTGAAGATTTTGAAAACCTCGTGGTTGCCGTTGGTAAACAGCTGATGCTGGATACCCTGATGAAAGGCTCTTCGTACACTGTTGTAGGCCCATACCTTGGGCTGATTGGTAGTACTTTCACCGCGTCTGCTTCGGATACGATGGCTTCCCATACGTGGACTGAGTTCACCAACTATACCGTTGGCGGTTCGGCTGTTCGGGGTACCGCAGTATTTGCCTCCTCGACCTCTGCCGGAACGACCCCCTCTAACGTGACTACCTCTAGTGCCTCGGCTATTACATATACGATTACGGGGTCTGGTGGTACGGTTTACGGGTGCTTCTTGGTAACTGGTACTGGGGCAGTGAGCACTCAAAGTTCAACGGCTGGAACGCTGTATAGCGAAGGCTTGTTCAGTGTCTCCAAGACCACAACCGCCAACGACACCGTTACCGTTACGTATAATACGACGGCAACCAGTTAATAAGAGAGTCCTGCTATGACAATAGTTGTTGCAGATCGAGTACTTGAAACTACTACGACCAGTGGTACCGGTACGCTTTCCTTAAGTGGGGCGGTTGCTGGGTATCAGTCTTTTGTGACTGGGATTGGTTCTGGCAATACGACGTATTACACCATCTACGACTCTACCGCACAGGTCTGGGAAGTGGGTATTGGTACGGTCACTTCTGGAACCCCCAACACGCTCAGTCGTACCACGGTGCTGTCGAACTCTTCTGGCAATACTTCACCCCTTACGCTGGCTGGTAATGCGGCTAATGTATTCTGTTCATACCCCGCCGAAGAGTTTGGAATAGCAACCTCTGTAGCACAGGGTGCTACGTATTCGACGGGCACCTATACACTCACCTCGTCCACTGGGCAAGGCAGTAACCCCCTAACCTACGACAATAACGTCCTGTTGAGTGCCACGGGCAACAACGCGGTAACGCTTCCCACCCCTGTAGCCGGGAATATTGTAAGGGTTTGGAACGCCACGGCCTACACGGTAAGCGTATATCCCTCATCGGGATGCACTATTGCGAACCGAAACGTTAATGAGGCCTCTACACTCAATACTATGTCAACGGGGCTTGGGGGTAGCTGGTCAGAGTTTGTTGCAACATCCAGTACTACTTGGACAGATGCAGACCAGATCCAGTACGCCTCAATAGCGACAACGGCAACCAATATCGCTGGCGGGGAAGCCGACAAGATTCCGTATCAAACGGCGGCAGCTACAACCGCTTTTATTGCCGCCCCTACTTCCTCGGGCCAAATCCTTGAATGGAATGGGTCTGCTTTCACTTGGACATCAAATGATGGGTGGGTAACTGGTGTAACTGCGACATCTCCTGTTGCTTCTACTGGAGGCTCTACCCCTGTAATTAGTTTGGGAAGTGGGTATGGGGATACGCAAAATCCATATGCTTCCAAGACCGCTAACTATTTCTTGGCTGCCCCTAATGGCTCTTCGGGAACCCCATCCTTCCGGGCTATTGTTGCTGCCGATATTCCCACGCTTAACCAGAATACAACTGGCTCTGCCTCCACTTTAGCTAACACCGGGAGTGTGAGCACCAACAGTAGTTTCTATCCGGTGCTGTTTAGCGCAAACTCGACCGAAAACGAAGCGGGGAACACCACAGCTGACTTAAACTACAACCCCAGTACCTACGCATACCAAGCCGGGTATCTCATCAGCACATCCAACGGATTGGGGTATGAAACCGGACTTTCTATTGGCGGAACCGTAACCCAAGACACCTCAAGAACCACCGGGGTTACACTGAACAAGCCTACCGGGGCAATTACTCTATATGCTGCTGCTGGTTCTACTACTGCAACTACATTCACCGTTACCAATAGCACCGTTGCCGCCACAGATACTATCGTGCTTAATCAAAAATCAGGAACGAACCTCTACCTGTTCTTTGTGACTGCTGTTGCTGCGGGTTCATTCAACATCACCTTCTACACGACTGGTGGGACATCCTCTGATTCTCCCGTCATTAACTTCACCGTACATAAAGGCTCGAACAACTAATGGCTATCACTCTCGCACAAGTAACTCACTATCCTGCCACTAACACCCTTGAGGCTTCATGGTCACAGCCTGTATTGGCGGCTGATGGTGTAACTATTGAATCTTATCAATATACGACTGTTACCAGCTATTCCCAACCCCAGAAAGCACAGTTCCTCTCTGACCTGAATACCGTGGGAACGGCTGTTGATGGTACTAAATATGTAACCATGGCGGGGTGGTGATATGGGAATGATCCTTATATTTATGGTGCTTGGTGCAGCTGGATGGGCGCTCTGGATGCTGTTTCGGACTTAAGCCATGTTCGGTATTTCGGCTTTTTCCCAGTCCCCCTTCGCCAGTCTAGCGAATAACATATACTCGTTTACCGTACATGAAGCGGTAACTTCGGCGGACTCTAGTACCCAGCAAAGCACGTATCTGCTCTCTTTCACAGAGCCGTTTACAAGCAATGACACGCCCACGGTACACACGAACGTCTATTTCACGGTGGCAGAGGCCCTACAAGTAGCCGATACCCCGAGTATCCAAGCGCAGTTTGTGGAAGCAATACTTGAATCCGTGGGGCTGTTGGATTTTTACTCGGTGCATGGATGGACAACTATCAACGACGCGCAGACCCCCAACTGGAGTACAATTAGCGATGTACAGACCCCAACTTGGGGGGTTATTAACGATACACAGAATCCGAACTGGACTGTCATTAACGACAGCCAATAGCATAGGAGCTAACCATGTCCGAGAGTTATTCACCAGATTTGCGTATTACTTTGATTGGCGACGGGGATTTGCTTAATACTTGGGGGGATGTGACCAACACCAACCTCGGCACCCTGATCGAGCAAGCCATTGCAGGCAACTCCGCCGTTAGTGTAACCACCGCAAACCAAGCCTTTACCGCTGTCAACGGTGCTACAGACCAGTCCCGTATGGCTTCAATTACCCTGTCTACCACGATAGGCGCTGCGTTTACCGTGTATGCCCCACCCAACCCCAAACTGTATGTTATTTACAACAGTTCGCTTTATACTGCAACGATCTACAACAGTACGGCTATTGGTAACACCACTGCTGCTGGGGCCGGGATTGCCATTCCTGCTGGGGGGTCTATAGCGATTTGGTCTGACGGCACTAATATGCTCCTACAAAACAGTCTTGCAGGTATTGCTGTACCCACTCAAGGCGGCGTTGCTTATGGCACTGGGACTAACATGGCCTACACTCCTGTTGGCACTACCGGGCAGGTCTTGGTATCGAACGGGTCGGCTCCCCCCACTTGGGGCGCTGCATATACTGCAAACGCGGTTACCTTCAATAACTCCGGTTCTGGGGTGGCTTCGGGCACGTCCTTCAATGGCTCCGCTGCAGAAACGGTGTCTTATAACACGCTTGGGGCTGCTGCCACTACGGGGACTAATGCCTCAGGTACTTGGCCTATCAGCGTTACGGGCAGCTCGGCATCAACTGCTAACATCACCGGGGGCACCGCCAACCAACTTAACGTACAGACTGCGGCCAACACCACGGGGTTTGTAACGGCACCCTCAACTGCGGGTACTTATTTAGAGTGGTCAGGGTCGGCCCTTGCTTGGGTTAACCCTAC